CATGGTTGTTACAAAATAAGACGCATTCCGCATTTATATACTGATGTGTGTCAATATGCATCAGGCACTGCAAACTAAACACTCCGAGTCCACCGTCACGGCAATTGCGTTCGACGATGGCTTTGATCTCAAATAATACATAAGCGACTTAAGTCCTGATTTCCACGCGTAGAACAACATGCTGCTGACCGACTTTAGCGTAGGCTGCGCGAGGAACAGATTCATACTCTGTGTCTGATCCACGAACGGACCTCGATCGGCAGCCATATCAACCACAGACTTCATGGAAATCTCCCACGCCGTCTTGTACACTGCTTTGATAGACGGATGAATTCCGATCACTCTCTGAACAGATCCACCTTGCGCGACAATCTGGTTCTTCATGTTCTCGTTCCAAACACCGCGCTCGATGAGATCGCGAACGAGATAGCTGTTAACCACGGGGAATTCGCCAGCGAGCGTCCGCCGGCTATAAATATTCGACGTGATGGGTTCGAAAGCTTCTACGGATCCGCAAATCTGCGCCGTAGACGCCGTCGGCATCAGCGCAGTCGTCAGAGAGTTTCTCACTCCGTTCTTGACCCGAGCTTCCAATCCACTCCAATCGAGTTTCGTCTTGGGAGTCATCCCCCATAGATGATATTGCATTATTCCCTTGCTCGCGGGAGATCCTTCGAATGTAGGGTGTGGTCCGTGAATCTCGGCGAGCTCAACGGAAGCTTCTACGGCCGCGTAGTAAATATGCTCGAAAATCTCCCGGTTCAAGTCGCGAGCTTCCTGAGAATCAAACGGCATCTTGAGTTTGAAGAAAACGTCTTGCAATCCTTGCACGCCTACTCCGATGGGACGACGACGCATATTACTCGTACGGGTTTCCGGGATAGCGTATGTCATGACATCAATGCTGCGATCGAGATTTTTAGCGAGAATCTTGGCGTGTTTGCGAAGGTCGTCAAAATCGAACTTGCCATTCTTCACGTAGTTTTTGAGGACGATGCTGCCGATGACACACACAGCAGTCTCATCCTTCGAGGTATACTCAACAATCTCGGCGCAGTTCATCCCAAGAATACCATTGAACATCCCCATCTGACGCTTAGGTTCGTTGAAGCAATACGTATCCTCTACGTCTCCGTAGTCTTCTACAGAGACGACGCGGACCAGTTTGGACAAACCAGTCCTTGGTTCGCGCCCCCCCGTAACCTGTAGACGTGCAGGTGAAAATCCCAGTTCAAAGAGCTTTCGAACTCCAGAGGAATTGATCAATAACCTCCATGTCTTTTTTCTGTTATATTCCGCATGTCCACCTCGTCCATCCGGCATTATTATAACTCCGTCTGGTCTCGAAAGTTTCACATTGGAATGTGTGCCGATAGTCTGGAGCATCAACATTATTTTTTTCAAAAAAACACCGTCCGTGCTCACGGCTTGAATATTTTCAATTCCATCTTGGTGTACGACGCATCCGTCACCATCCAGATATCCTTCCAACCAATGTATCTTATCAGCCATAGATGAATTAATGGGAACATCGTATTTTTCTCGAACATACTCCGGGACGTAGAAATGAGTTCTAAATTTGTTAGTACGAGAGTAAATGATGTCTGCGCGTTTTTGGAGTGCGTCGATCTTATCTTCGCGCTTGATGGAAATTCTATACACATCCTTGCCATATTTCTGCCGAACAATACAACCATCAGCGCTGAAAAAACCAGCAGTATACGCCTGTTTCGAAGATCTGTCTGATACGCCTTCAGCGATAGTAGGAAGATCGAAGCGAATGATTTTGTCTCCTTTTTGAAGATCTTCGGCACGAATTTCAGAGGGGACTGATTGTCTTGTAGGCTCCGCACCCTTTTCAATACAAAATCTATGATAAGGAGTACATTTCACTTCGGTACCATTGTCAAAAGAAACCGTGACGAGTTTTTGATCGACCCCCGTCTTATGAATGATCGTTTCGCTGAATTCGTGCCCGTTCCACACAGACACTTGCTTACCTTCGAGATCTTTAATAGAGTGGTATCCCGTAGATGTAAGAATCTTAGTATCTCCGGCAACACACAGATTAGAACCTTTGATCGTCCCGGCATTCATTTGCATGTTTTTCATGTTGACGCTGTCCTTGTTGAGGACATAAGGCATTCCCGTTTCTACCTGCGTCGTGATCATCGCGTTCCAAATATCACGAGCTTTCACGACCTTCTTCGCCTTACCTTCAGTTTCGTACGCAGTGTACAAGTTTGCGTACTCCTCGCCATACGCCTCGGTGAGACCTGGACATTCGTTAGAATCGAACAGCGACCAGTCGGCATCCGTTTCCACGCGTTTCATGAACAGATCGTTCAACCACATGGCGTAGAAAAGATTGCGAGCGCGAAGAGATTCCTCTCCTTGATTCCGACGCAAAAGTAGGAAATCCATGATATCGGGGTGGTGTGGCTCCAAATAGACGGCGAAAGACCCCTTACGACGCCCTCCTTGATTCGCGTACGCACACGTGGTATCAAACACCTTGAGCATCGGGACGATACCGTCCGACTCTCCGTTGGTTCCTTTGATTTTAGATCCTCTGCCGCGAATGTCGGACATATGGAGACCTATGCCTCCGCCGTACTTGGAGAGTTGCGCAACGTCTCCCAGACATTTGAAGATGTCGGAAAGAGAATCGTCGCAATGCACGAGGAAACAACTCGCGAGATTGGAATTTTTAAATCCCGCGTTGAACAGCGTCGGACTCGCGTGCGTGAACTTGCGCCTCGACAAAGCATCGTACGTTTCTTTCACCTTTTCGAAATCAATGCCCCAGAGAGCGATGGCGACGCGAAGATACGTGTGCTGAGGACGCTCGACAACGACTCCGTCCACCTTGGTCAGGTAGAGACGCTCCATCGTCTTGAACCCGAAATAATCAAAGTCGAAGTCGCGATCGTAGTCTACGATATTTTGATATACATCGGCATTGTCGCGGACGATAGTCATAAAGTCTTCGTTCAGAAGATGAGACATCTTACCATATGCCTCTACTACGCTGTCACACGTTTGTTTCTGCAAATTAGAGACGCTAATACGAGCTGCAAGAATACCGTAATCGGGGTTGACCGTCGTCAGACTCGCCGCCTTGTCGGCTGTCAACTCGTCGAGCTGAGCGGTCGTGATCCCGTCGACGATGGAAGAACAAATGGACCCTACAATTCTAGAAACATCCACGGCTAGACCGTTCTGCGCCCTCGACCCCTTGTGAACCGGTTTAGCATTTTCAGGCCAGCAAAGACGATGAATACGAATCATGATCTTGTCGAAGCTCACGGGTTCGCGAACTCCATCCCGCTTGATCACATGCATCTTCATTTTATAGCCTTGCATATTGAGATTTATTTTTTAATGAAAATTTACATATTATAATGCGGTATGTGTTGATATGACATAAATTTCAATATATCGACACTTGCAACTATGATATAGTGTTACAGCAAAATAATGACATATTAATATTTAATATATGACCATTTAAAATTATATGCGGTTCTACATGTACCATTAGCACACTTTCTAATACTTGCACTATTCTTCTTCAAATGACGATTCGCTTCTCCTGTCGAACCAAATGAATTGATAAAGTTGCCATCAAGATCATATTGATATACTCTCTTTGATCTATGATGCTTCTCGCCTTTTGTTGATTCACTATGTTGTTGTCTTGTTTCTTTGCTTCGCGTTTTTCCTCTATTTCCGTCTCCAACCTTTTTTTTAGATTCATCACTATGATTTTTACCATACCAATAACCATTCTCACCTGATTGCGATTCTCTTCGTTTTTGGTTGGTTTCCTCACTCGGCTTTCTATTACCACCACCTTCTGTTAGATTATATCCATTGGGTGATAATGTTCCGAGCATTTCTATCAAAAATTCTTCGTGGTCATTCAAATTCTCGTTGACACATTCATACCAATCTATTTCAAAGTTGTCCCAACCATATTTTTGGATAGCATTATAAATTCTTCGGCATCCTTTGCTATGTCCTTCTCGGTGTTCTTTGAGTCGTTTTTCTATGGGACGAATTGTTTGTCCAATGTAACTTTTCCCATTCATTTTATTTTTGATTCTGTATAGCCAACCCATTGCACATTTTCAATTATATTATTTGGACAGCTCAGACGAACTATTATGCGGCATTCTGTCGATATACCAGATTGAGAGATTTGAGAGACTTCAATTATTTCCTCAACATTTTTCCTATCTTTTTGTATCCTGCAGCACGTGCAATGTCGGCTCTGATGTACGTTGCAGAAGAACGCGCCACAGCATTGAAGCAAAGCTCCCTTCCTAGTTGATTAGGTCTCGCGTTCTGAAATCTGCACGCTGCGGTGTTGATGCAGAAACTTCTGTTCTGATCCCATGGATATTTACCCAGTGCACATGGCATGTCGCGAATCGCAGAGTTAGATCCGGCAGCACCCTTCATAGCGGGATCGGCAGATTTTGCAGTCCATCCGTTGTACAGAAATCTCTGGTTATTACACGTGACTCCGGCAATCGCGTGAGCCACACTGCACGCGGGCGTCCTGAGTTCTGCACCTATGATGCAACTATCGAGTATGTAACTCTTTCCATTGTACTTTATCACAGGTATGTGAGCCGACGGGGAGTATCCGGATATGGTACCGAGAGGAGGAGTTTGAGCTCCCCACAAAGTCTGGAGATAATCTTCGCCAGAATCTTTGTGAAACATGATTACTTCGGGATGTCTCGTATCGACAAAAACTCCTTTCGGAGACATCGTCTTCATGGCATTCGGCCACAGACGATGGTCCAGAGGAAGATCCACGTTGAACCCAGAGTATTTGAAACTTCCGTTTACCACGCCTATTGACAAATGAGGAGTTCTCAAGAACGCCAACATTGCGTGCTGATAAGGGCCGTAATGAGCCTCGTCTGTTTGGTTCGTCATAGACGTGAAATAATCGGGTCTCGCCGTCCTGAGATCCATTAAAAACTGACGCGGGCGCATATGATTCACGACGCGTGCAGACACTTTGTTCGTTTCGTATCCCCTGATAATCTCGAGCATCGCCGTCGCGATATCCCGAGATTTTGGATCGCGCACAAGATTTCTAGCGTGATTCTTTACGACGACCCGCATGTACTGAGAAAAAAACAGCGTCGTGAAGACCGCGGCAAACCAGCATATGGCTCCTTCTTGTGGCAGAGTGAGCACGGAAGAACACGACGATGCCCGAGTGCCGCTCGGTTGACGACGCACCGCGTACGCTCTCCCTCTTTCGTTTTTGATCGTACCTTGTCGTACCTTTTTCACTCCTTGTACCGTCGTCTTTTTGATCCGAGACGGTGGAGGAGATGCCGGACGTTTTTTCGAAAACATAGACTGACCGATACGAGGCGAATTAATCATCATGGGTACTGGGCGAGAATCTCTCTTCTGTTGAATTAATCTCTGACGCTCCGCGAGTTGCCTTTCACGAGCCCGAGGATTCGTTATCACTTTACGTTTCAATTTTAACTTCGTATCCATTTACATATCACAAATATTTTATATGATGCTCAAATTAAGCCAAAACAGGGTGCTGGCGACTCAGAGAAAAGGAACAATGACCGAACCAGTATTTAAAAAAATTCTTGAATGCGGTCACAGTCTTTTTATTCTCTTCACGCTCCGCCGAAGTTTCCTTTGCCATTCTACTATGAGCAGCCCGCATCGTGTTATTTTATGTATAACAAGAACGCATTAAAAATAGCATTTGTCGATACATAAAAAACTTTACTACATATATAAACCATGGGACACATGTCAAATGTGTATGCAGTTCGCGATTCCAAAGGAAAACACATAGATTACAGCAAGAAGAAATCCACCGCAAAGAAAAATAATATCTCCAATCTCGAAAAAAAGTTTGAACTTCTTAACCAGAAGATGAAGAAAGTACAGATGGAATACAAAATGCTGCAAAAGGAGCTCGAGAAGTCCAAAAAGTAATATTATACGATTACATACGCAGGCTTGGTAACAGCGTATTTCTTGGCGAGCTCATTAATGTCATCCTTGAACCCTGATTCTGCCCACTTCAAGAATGTCGTCATGTACATACTCACCGCGTCATGTACACCTTGGGCACAAAGCATGGCTTGAACGATATTTTTCATAAAACCACAAATGCGGGTTTATTGATCACGTATTTAATTTGAAATTTTTACACAAAATTATCAAACATATTCTTCGTTATATTCTCAATAGAGTCTTTGTATTCTTCGTAAAATTCCCTGGTTATCGCGAAGATGCCGGGATCCTTACCGTCATTGATACGCCGTCCTAAAGTAGTCCTATTCATATCGATTGAATCCGACGCCACTGTTTGATTCTCGTACACCTTGCCTTGCGCACATACCGGGTTAGATTTTTTGCCATTATGAAGGATCACTTTCTCGTGATTGCCGATAACAAGCTCACTGGAATTTATCCGTTGGGCGATCCTCTCGTTCCTTGCGCACATCGTTTCTACGTCGTCCTTAGACTTGTCATTATTGCAGTCCCAGCAACACGAGGCCACATTTCCGAGAACGTATCCCTTCGGCGGTTCGATGCGATCGACGCCGAACCACGTGGTAGGTCTCCTGTGGCAATACGCACAATTACCGATGACTAGTTCGTCCCACTCGACCTCTGTCAGCTCGAACGGTACTTTCTTGCGTTTGTACACGCTCATACTCGGTTTGTTCTTGCGGACGAACCATATGTCAGTATCGTCGTCATAATATTCTCCACGAGCTCGGAAATACGCCTTTCGAATGAAGGTATCAGAATCCGCTGCACCTTTTGACACGTTGCACCCGAGACAGCAACCAACGCAATTATCCAGCGTATGATCGAGCTTCGAATCGATTCTGTCAATCGTCGTCGCCACGTCTTTGCAATAGAAGCATCCTTGGACCATCATCTTGAACATAATGTCGTTTGTGAAGTTGTCGGAATATGAATGTTTATTATTTGCAGCAACTCTTTTAATTTTATTGCACCACACATCCCATTTTTTTTGATCGATGATCTTGCCAGATGTGATGGAATCATAAGCGTGTTGTTTGCGTTTTTTATTTTTTCTTGCTTGATATTCTGGTTGTTTTTCTTTATATTTTTCGTAATAGTCTTGTTTTTTTTTCCGTTCAGCAGAATTCTCATATGGCATTATATACGATATCATCGGTTTGCTTCATTATATATCCCGTAGTGACGATATACATCTCCGTATCGACGTTTTGCCCTCGAGACGATCATTGTATTTTCTCATAGAATTAAACAATAACATATGCAGGTTTTGTAACTGCGAATTTTTTAGCCAACTCATTAATATCATCCTTGAAACCTGATTCAGCCCACTTCAAGAATGTGGTCATGTACATAGAAACAGATTCGTGGACGCCTTGAGCCGTAAGCATTGCCTGCACTACGCTCGAATTCCAAAACGGAAGTTGAGTCTCCGGAATTCTCACGTCTCTCTTCAGATTGTTATACCACGCCTTGTTATTTTTTATATCCCCGACTATATTTCCGGATGCATCTATGGTGCCAGATTTTCTCAACGAATCCGCTATTTTGGTCGAATTGGCAAACGATATTGACGCCATCTGGTCGGCGAAGAACATAGGAGTTATTTTTCTCTTTGGAGATCTTAGCACGGCAGCTGGTTTTCCGAGCTTCTTCAACATTGCAGCCATGGCAACTCCCGCATCGTACTCTTTCTGAGTCGCAAGAACGGTCCACAATGATGCGGGAGTTTTCCTGGAAGGTTCGGATCTCGTTGCGGATTCATTAAACATTCCATTGCACGTTATATTTCCATCTGCCACGAGACGTTGTATCATGCCTCCTCCCGCCGAACATCCTCCCAAGTATAATGGTTTATTGTCTGCCCCGATGATCTTACGAACTTGATCTATCACTTTTTTTGTCGTGGAAGGGTCCTTTCCCTCCTTTGCAGAGAAGCATTGAGTCTTTGTATTGTGAGGACCAACATACAATATGGCGTAACCAGACTTCAAACACTGCTTGGTGCGCCCCACGTCTTCTGGCATTCCGAAGAATTTAGGATTTGCGCTGGCAGGCCATCCTCCGTAAATACTCCTCACACACCCGTGCAGAAATACCACGAGCCCTTTGGGATTTGCAGGAGATTGATACGCGTGCTGAACACCGTCAACATTTATCACAATCGGTTTCAAACCCCGATCCGATCTTTCTGTTTCAGGGTTGGGAGCAGGCTCCGTATCAGTCTTCGGCTCCGGTTCTTGCACCGGTGTAGGCGCAGGTTTCGGCGCAGGTTTCGGCGCAGGTTTCGGCACAGGCTTCGGCGCAGGTTTCGGCGCAGGCTTCGGCGCAGGCTTCGGCGCAGGCTTTGGAGCGGGCTTCGGATAATCACATTCCTTTTTAGTAGAACTCCATACGAGACCAGGAGGACAGTTCATTTTGGTCTCCCCATTGTAGTAAAATGTATCGCCGTCTTTTCCTCGCAGGTCAGTGGGACGAATCGGAGAAATATCGGTGGTGGGCAGAGACGGAAATAGAAGTTTCTCGTCCACGATAGTTCTCGTGGGGAACGCCATTCTTTCTTTTACAAGATATATATTTTTGGGTGATTTAACTTTGTATCGACACTCTCATACATATAATCCACAGGTTTGATGGTATATCAAACAATGACGAACGTGACTCTGCTCAGCTCCGACATGCAACAAATCAATGCCAGCGTAGATTCGATCAAACAAAGCAGAACTATTTGGGACATCGTGGAAGACGTCGGTCTCGACGAAGTCATTCCCGTCCCGAATGTCACATTCGATATTCTAGGCAAGGTGATTGAATTTTGCGATTTTCATTTCCAAGAACATACAAGGAAGGAAATCGAAGAATTCGAGACAGAGTTCTTCTCCGTTGACACGGATGTTCTCTTTGAGATTATCACGGCGGCAAACTTTCTAGACATTCCGAAACTTTTGGATATATCATGCTCTGCCGCGGCGGATGTTATTCGTGGAAAGAATCCGGATGAGATTCGAGCGATTCTCAAGGTTGAAAACACGTACACGAAAGAAGAGGAGGAAGCAATTAAGCGCGAGAATAGTTGGGCATTTCCCACGAAGACGGTTCACTTTCGTGACTTCTTCTGATGTCATATTGACACACCAGATGATATATACGAATCACACGCAAATAAAACAACACAGCAATGTTCGCCAAGGTGTCTTCTCGGCCTATGGTTACATTCTCTCGTCCGGCGAGGCATTCGTCTCGAGTAGTAACTCGTCTGTCTCCGGCGAGTATTGACATCATGAATCACTTTGCGGAAAGAAGTCTTTCTACGAGCATCTTCCTATCCGTCTTGTTCATTGGGAAAATCGCCACGGATCTCGCAGAGAAATCAGTGGTTGCCGAAAGAGATTGCGATTCGGGTTCAGACGATGATGGATACGACGCCGATGATGATCTGGCGAGTTCTAGCAGAGATTATTATGACTCTGATTACGACACGTGCGGCGACGCGTACTATTCTGATTCTGACGATGATTCGAAATGATAAAATGTATGGTATAAATATGTCGTACGTGATTCGGGTTGGAATGCGAGTCTATTTTATCCACAGCGTCAAAAATATGATATAACTATAATCAAGGAAGTCCTCTAAACGAGTCTGGAAGACGCATGTTGACGTCGTCATGTTTTAAATTTTCGATCCACTCGAATTCCTTCATGTTATCTGTGATAATTTCTAGATTGAGAGTCAGAGCAATCACACGTTCGAGTGTTCCCGCTAAATGACGAGTGTCGTTTCCGAGGAACGTCACGATATTCTTCAAGACGTCCTTGACGAAGCACATAACACGCTTGTAATTTTCAACAGGGATAACAAAGGTGTGAAAAAGAGCGAGAGGCATCTTGTCGAGCTTTTCGGTATCTATAGGAATTTGAAAGAAGTTGGAATATTTCTGGATCACAAACTGCCAGACGCCGGGCTGTAGAATTTCGAACAGATGTTCGATCGGATAGGGGTAAAAACCGATAGCAGCCTTTTCGTCCTCGCATTTAGTCTTGATTTCCTGAACGATGTCGTTCGTGAAAACCATGTCGTATTGAAAAAATCCAACCTGCTTCAAATTGAGAGTGTCAATCATGTTCATGAGATTGAAGAAAAACGAGTTCTGATAAAACTTGTTCTCCTGGTAAAATGGCTCGTAATGTTCGATTTCCCATTCGTTTACGACGCATTCTTTGGGGTATTCGTCGGGGATATACTTGGGCAGCTTTTCGTTGACGCACACGAATTTAAAATACTTCTTTACGTCCTCGATGGGAATGTCCTCGATCGTTTCCTTGTAAAATTTCTCGTGACCTATGACTGCCAGTTGGAATGCCATTGATTTACAAATCGCATTTCTTTTAAATTAAGTTATTTTACGCAAAATATACAATTTAAATGTTGGGAGTGTGCAGGAATGGGTAGCGCTGGAACTTCTGCTTCTGCTTGAAAAAATCAACAAAGCTCGTCCACATATACTTCTTCTGCTTGGGCGCGGATTCTGGGACCTCCTTGATAGTCTCGCCGTGGCTGACAAATGCATTGGAGTAGTTGTATTGGTTCTTGCGAATGCCTTCGGTATTTTGGTTGATAGTTTCTCCGTCCACCCCCCCGTGGCTGACGAACGCTCCCGAGTAATTGTATTGCTTCTTGAGAATGTCATCGGTATTCTCAGTGGGCTTCTTGAGAAAGTCGCAGTCGTAGTACATGCAGGGCTTGGGGATGGTCATGTTGATGTTGGTGGCAGACATATTATTTTTTGATACAATTTCATCCGGAAACCACCTATTTATGGTAATTAATGATACCAGGGTCAAACGACACACGTGTGAAATTGCGTAAAATAACTTAACAAATTATGATTACGAACAAGTATACTCTGTACCATGGACGAGTTGTTTCGTTATTCAATCAGGCACATGCAGGGACAGCTGCACGACGGAACTCCCGTCGGCAAGCATCTCACGGAGATCGTGAAAGACCCGGAGCTGAAGACGTTTCTCGAATGCGGAACCTGGAACGGCCAGGGGTCCACTCTGTGCATCATGAACGGGCTCGTGACTCGCGATGACGACACGGTGTTCGTGAGTCTCGAGGCAGACCAGGGGCGCAACGAAGTTTCCAAGGACTTCTGGAACACGAAGGACAAGGGCCACGTGGATCTCCAGCTGCTTCACGGGAAGCTTTCCGAGGAGGTCCTCACCAGGGAGTACGTTATCAATCACCCCAAATTCAGCGATCAGCTTCAATATTTTGACATCGAGATGTCGCAGACGAACGATGCCGTTCTCATCGGCGATCAGCTGCCAGAGTCCGTAGACTTCGTGTTTTTCGATGGGGGTGAGTTCTGCAGTCTCGGGGACTTCAACTTCGTCATGAAAAAATACGCACACTCGCTCAAGGTCATCGGTCTTGACGATATTGATACGATCAAGAACGAGAAAATTTACGAGCACCTCACTCAAGAGGGTTCTCCTTGGAAGATCGTAGCCACAGGACCTCACCCCGGTCGCCCCGGCAATGAGCATGGCAACACATGGGCCATGTTTGCTAAGGATAAAGATAGGTTTGTTAAATCGACTTAAAAATACGAAAGAATTTCATATTATCGGATTGTGTGACGAGTTCGAGATTACTCAATGAAGCATTTCGCTTATTGTGGTCTATGTGATTTATCACCATATTTGCCGGCTTTTCTCCCATAAACAATTCCCACACGACAACATGTAAGTAAAATGTTTGGCCATTTTTTGATAACTTGGGATACTTGTTATAATCTTCTGTAGCACGAGTGGTGTTTTTATCAAATGAAGAAATTTTCTTGATATAACCATTATTAAAATTAAAAGAGACTCGACCATGATCACTGACACATACTTTATATTGTTTGACGACATTGAAAAGTTTCCATGTTTCTCCTTCTATATCAGGGTCGGATTCAGGTGTTTTCCAAGTGTATCCCATGTGTTGTTTTCGTTTACCATTTATACATCCTGATATATGTCTGATATCAGAACCTACGATTGTTGTGTTTGCTTCACGCAAAGAATTGAATTTACGAACCACGATGCCATCAAGACTCGTTGCAATCACTGGTAGAGAATCTATTTGATATCTAATTTTCTTTCTTTGATTTTTAGTTTGAGTTGATGTTGATGCCCAACGAAGATTTGATGCATGATTATTTAATCTGTCATTATGATCAATATGGTCAATAGTAAATGTTGAGTCATAATCTTCAGGTTTCGGGACGAACGATATAGCAACGAGGTAATGGATTAGACACTGTTTACCACCGACTTGTGCTTTCATGTATCCATTATACTTTTTTTGAGATAGTAGTCGCTTTTGTAAAGTAGTCTTATCTACACTTCTCACTTGCCCACATCTAGAAATTTCATATTCTTTTCGAAGTGTATTGTATTCATCAGGTAACTTTTTAAAAAGCATATTTATATACTTGTTTGTGGGTATAATATGTTGTTAAATTGTTAAAAACCTTGAAGTTTATTGTCTGCAACGACCTGATCTAACGCAGTTTCCGTATGGCCTTCCACTATTCGCACGATCTTTTTTACATCGTTGGGAATTTTATGATGAAAAGTGACCGAATCTTTTGCGGATGCCTCTATCGCATCCTGTAATGATATTTTCGTTTTAGTCAGTCCACGTTCGTCCGCGTAAAATTCCCCGGTCTGCGGAGTAGGTGGTCGTTTACACAGCGCTTCCACGGCTTCGTGCGTGTACGTTCGTATCGCCTTCTTTCTCCCCATAATTCTTTCGTTTCCGTCGGGGAGCTTTTCGTGTATCTTCGTGCCTCGCTCGGTGATCGCGCCGGGAAGTTTGTCGGCGCCTCGAGTTCGAAGGAGGAGATCCGCGGGGAACTTCGCCATGTTGACCGCGGACGGCGTGAACGTCAACTTGACCGCTTCGAGATACTCGATCATGTCTTCTTTGAGCGTTTTTTCGGGGAGGACCAAGTTGATGGTGATGTTGTTGTTTATAGTTTCGTTTTGATTTATGGTATTCGCCGTAGGGTTTGTTATAACATTTTTGGCGTCTATTGCAGTATTCACACTTCCTGTCGCAGCTAGATAATCAGTTTCTCTCACGAAATTAATCGTTTCAGAACACATTTTATGACCGCATGATTGTTTCTTATGCTTTGTAGCATTTCCAGAATTCATTGTTTCGTAACCACAATCACACGAATAAAGAGTGGTTTTATAAATTTTCATTTTTACAATATAACTTATAAAAATGATAAATTAATAACGAAGTAAAGTGTAGTCATTTATTTTTTTTATTTTTTCCAAGTTAGTTTTCGTAGAGAAATTTTATAG